AACTCGCCACGCATGCGTCCGACATCAAGCATTTGCAAGATGACATGGACAAGATGCTGGTGAACATGAAAGAGATGCAAGCAACGTTGTTGGCAATCGACAAAACGCTTTCCGAAGCTCGTGGCGGATGGAAGGTTTTGATGTTGGTTGGCGGAGCCAGTAGCGTCGTGGGCGCAGGGTTGGTTCAACTCACCAATTGGTACGTGGGGAAGTAATGCCCAGCAAATCACCAGAGCAGAAGAAGTTCATGCAAGCGGTGGCGAACAACCCCAAGTTCGCCAAGAAGGTTCAGGTGCCCGTCAAGGTGGGTAAAGAGTTTGTAAAGGCCGACAAGGCCAAAAGGAGCAAATGATGGAAAACGCAATGATGAAGAAAATGGGTCGCGGTATGGCCAAGGCCGACATGCAAGAGATGTTCGGCAAGAAAAAGCCTGCAGCCAAAAAAGCTGCGGCCAAGAAGCCCGCCATGAAAATGGGCGCGGTCAAGACCAATTCGCGTCCTGACGGTGTGATCAAAAAGGGCGGCACCAAGGGCACCATGATCAAGATGGCTGGCGGCGGCAAAACCTGCTAAGGAGCGCACCATGAGCAAAGCAAAAATGGCGTCGCTGAAAGCGCATAAGTCTGCAGGCGAGTCGCGCAAACGTGCGAGCGACATCAAGGGCATGCTGCAAACCGCTGAAGACGAAAAGAACCAGCCCAAGCTGGACGAGGCATATGAGAAGGCTCGTACCACGTTCAAAGCCGGCGGTTACGTCCGTGCGGCTGATGGTTGCGCCAAAAAAGGCAAGACCAAAGGCAAGATGGTCTGACATGCTACGCAGTCGCGGTATGGGGGACATGCTCCCATCTAAAATGCCCGGACCAAAGCGTAAGGGCCGTCTGGATGACACCGACTTCACCCAATACAAAGAGGGTGGGAAGGTGAACGCCGCTGGCAACTACACCAAGCCCAGTCTTCGCAAGAAGATCGTAAGCCAAGTGAAAGCCGCTGCCACGCATGGAACCAAGGCGGGCCAATGGTCTGCACGTAAGGCACAATTGGTCGCCAAGAAGTACAAAGCCGCTGGCGGCAGGTACAGGGACTGAGATGAAAGCACCGCAGAAATCTCTAAAAGACTGGACCGACCAAAAATGGGGGACCAAAAGTGGTAAAAAATCTTCTGAAACAGGTGAACGATACCTACCTAAAGCTGCGATTAAAAGCCTCAGCCCTGCTGAGTACGCTGCTACAACGCGTGCGAAACGCGCTGGCAAAAAAGCCGGGAAGCAGTTCGTAGCGCAGCCCAAGTCCATCGCAAAGAAAACAGCAGGGTTTAGATAATGGCTGAATACAAAAGCGTTTTAGAAGACGACGCTCCAGAGTATGGCTCCAAAGCATGGCGCGATATGATGGAGAAAAAACAGGCTTTACAAACAGACACCACCCTAGAAAGTTTGCTGGCTGCACCCGTGCGCGGCGCAATGGCTTTGGCAGCCCCTCTGCGCGGTAAAGCAGCGGCAAAAGCAAAACCAGACATCAGCGGCTTGATTGGCAGAGACGTCGCCAAAAACGAGAAGCAAGATAAGTTGCTTGCGGAAATCATCAAAAAAACAGGTAGGCACCCATTTAAAGCTTCACCGGAAGTTTTGAAAAAAGAAAAAAACGCTCGCATTCTCTCTCGCGTGAAAAGAGAGGTTGGGGAAGATGCCGCCAAAAGTCAGCTGGCCAGTGTTGGCTTCGGGGCTGATCGTGCTTTCAATAGCGACGACTACAAAAAAGGCGGTACAGTCAAGAAGGCGGCTTCCAAAGCTTCTTCTCGTGCAGACGGCATCGCCCAAAAAGGCAAGACCAAAGGTAGGATGATTTAACCATGGCAACATCAGGCGTCGCAAACTTCAATTTGGACCTCTCCGAGATCGTCGAAGAGGCGTTCGAGCGTTGCGGCGGCGAACTCAGGACCGGTTACGACCTGCGCACAGCGCGGCGTTCCTTGAACTTGATGTTTGCAGACTGGGCCAACCGAGGCGTGAACATGTTCACCTTCGAGCAAGGCACGATTAACTTGATCCCCGGCACTGCCACATACAACCTGCCAGAAGACACCGTGGACCTGCTGGAGCATGTCATCCGCACAGGCGCTGGCAACGAATCAACACAGGCCGACCTGACCATTACCCGGATCAGCGTCTCGACCTACGCCACGATCCCCAACAAACTCCAGCAAGCCCGACCCATCCAGATTTGGGTGGAGCGCTTGAACACCCCTCGCGTGACCCTGTGGCCCATACCAGACGACAGCCAGACGTACCAGCTCGTCTATTGGCGCATGCGCCGTATCCAGAACGCAGGTGATGGTGTGAACACGATGGACATGCCGTTTCGCTTCATCCCCTGCATGGTTGCAGGCTTGGCCTACTACTTGGCCCTGAAGGTGCCCGGTGGTGCCGAGCGTTTGGGTGTGCTCAAAGAACAGTACGACGAGGCTTGGGGCTTGGCCGCAGGTGAAGACCAAGAAAAAGCCGCTGTTCGATTCGTGCCCCGCCAGCAGTTCATTGGGAGCTGAGCGTGGGTAATCGGTTTGCCCAAGGCAAAAAGGCGATCTCGATATGCGATCGCTGTGGCTTTCAGTTTCGGCTCAAAGAGCTAAAAGCATTGGTCATCAAGACCAAGAACGTCAACATTCTGGTCTGCAAAGAGTGCTGGGAGCCTGATCAGCCGCAGCTGCAACTGGGCATGTTCCCAGTGGACGACCCGCAGGGCCTGCGCAACCCGCGTCCTGACAGCAGCTATCTGCAGTCGGGCTTGTTGGCAGATGGTTATGCCGGTGGGGGTAGTCGAGACATCCAGTGGGGCTGGCTGCCTGTTGGCGGCGCGTATGCCACAGATGCAGGTTTGACGCCAAATGACTTGGTGTTGAACGTGGAAGTTGGTACAGTAACGGTAGTTGTAACGTAAGGAGCCGACATGGCAACCAAACACTCTGATGTGAAGATGGACAAGAAGGTGATGCAGAAGATGCTCAAAGCGCACGCGAACAAGCCTGCGTCAAAAGCTCACAAGGGCTTGGCTGAAGGCGGCGGCATCAAAATTCGCGGCACTGGCGCGGCTACAAAAGGCACCATGGCCCGTGGCCCAATGGCGTGAGGTCTGAATGAACTACGCCGAGCTGTCTGCCAACATTCAAGCGTACTTGGAGAACACGTTCCCGGACACCGGGACGTGGGACGGCCAGACAGTCACGTCCGAGGATCAGATCAACACGTTCATTCGGCAAGCCGAGCAGCGCATCTACAACACGGTGCAGTTCCCCTCGATCCGCAAGAACGTGACGGGCTTGACCACGGTATCGAACAAGTACCTGTCGTCGCCCTCTGACTTCTTGTCGGTGTACTCAATGGCGGTCATTGACGCTACCGGGCGCTACGAGTTTCTGCTCAACAAGGATGTGAACTTCATCCGTCAGGCGTACCCTAACCCGGCGTCTACCGGCATCCCGAAGTACTATGCACTGTTCGGTCCAACGACCACGAACACAAACCCTCCGGCACCCACGAATGAGCTGAGCTTCATCCTTGGCCCAACGCCAGATGCGGCGTATAATGTAGAACTTCATTACTATTACTTCCCCGAGTCCATTGTTACAGCGGGTACTACGTGGCTCGGAGACAATTTTGATTCTGTGCTGCTGTATGGATCGTTAGTCGAGGCCGCTATATTTATGAAGGTCGATGTGCAAACTGAAGGCATTGTTCTGGAAACTAAATACAAAGAGGCTATGGCATTGGCTAAACGCTTGGGTGATGGCCTCGAAAGGTCCGACAGTTATAGAAATGGGCAGTACCGTCAGGCGGTGACATGACACGATACACCCGACAAGAAGCCAAAGCGTTAGGGTTGCCAACATGTTTTGGGAGTCCCTGCAAAGCGCATCCAGAGTTGGATGGACTACGTCGGGTGTCCGGGGCCTGTGTGGAGTGCGCAAAACAAAATTTGCAGAAAAGCCGATCAACCGATCCGGAGCGTACACGTTTGCAACGTCAGAAAGACCGTTTAAAAGCTATGGCGGACCCTTTGAAGGCGCAGAAAAAACGTGACCGGGATGCCGAATACCGAGCAAAAAACCGAGAAAAGTGCGCAGAAATCATCAAGGCTTGGTCGGCCAGAAATCCAGAGAAAGTGCGCGAGTACGCTCGCAAGACCAAGTTTAAAAACGCCGAAGCTATTCGTGTAGCCGGTGTGCGGTATCGCCAAGAGAACCCTGAAAAGCGCAAGCAGACAACCCGCAACTGGCGGCAGAACAACAAGCACCTCGTAGCAGCCGCGCAACAACGACGCCATGCGGCCGAGCTAAAGCGAACACCAAGCTGGCTGTCAGATGACGAGCACTGGGCTATGCAGCAGGCTTATGAGATTGCGGCTTTACGCACAAAACTTTTTGGTTTTGTTTGGCACGTCGATCATATAATTCCGCTTCAAGGAAAGCGCGTGTCGGGGCTGCACGTACCACTAAATTTGCAAGTCATACCCGGCGTTGAGAACATGCGCAAACTGAATAAATTCGAGGTCGCCGCATGATCACCCAAACCGCAACCACTTCGTTCAAAGCCGAGCTTCTGCAAGGCATCCACGACTTCAACACCGACACGTTCAAGATCGCTTTGTATCTGGCTACGGCCGACTTGGATGCAAGCACCACCGTTTACACGGTGACCGGCGAAACTTCCGGGACTGGCTACACGGCCGGCGGGGAAGTCATGACCGGCATCAGCGTGAACGCAGCTGGCTATGTGAACTTCGCCAACGTGTCGTGGAACCCTGCAGCGTTTACCGCTCGGGGTGCCCTCATTTACAATAGCTCCAAAGGGAACAAGTCCGTCGCGGTCTTGGACTTTGGTTCCGACAAGACTGCAACCAACACGTTCTTGGTGCAGGTGCCCGCCAACACAGTGTCCAGTGCACTGATCCGTTTTTCCTAATAGGAGCTTGAAATGAGCATTGAAAAAGTCAAAGCTGGTGGCGTGTTCACCGTGCAGTGTTTCGACAGCGAGGGAAACCTCAAGTGGTCTGAAGAGAAGCACAACCTCGTGGTCAACGTCGGCCTCAAGGACATGAATGACAAGTATTTCACCGGCTCGGGTTACACCGCTGCTTGGTACATTGGCCTGTACGGCGCTGCCGCTTCGAACAACCCTGCGGCAGCCAACACCATGACCTCCCACGCTGGCTGGACGGAAGTCACGGCGTACAGCCAAGCTACTCGTCCCCAAGCTATCTTCAGCGCGGCTACTACGGCCGATCCTTCGGTGATCACCAACTCGTCTTCTGTGGCAGTGTTCAGCATCAACGGTACGACCGTTGTGGGCGGTGCGTTCCTGACCTCAAACAATACCAAAGGCGGCACCACTGGCGTGCTGTTCTCGGCCTCCGACTTCGCCGCTCCCGGCGATCGCGCTGTGGTCTCGGGCGACGTGATCAACTGCACGTACACCTTCAGCCTCGACGCTGCGTAATGTGTTTGCAGGAGCCCCATTCGCTACATCGCCGTTCGCCGCGCTGAGCGGCAACGTCTACATCGCACTCATCAATGAGTCTGCGTCTGGGGCTGACCTAACTTCTGCGCTGGCCAACTTCGCCAGCAATATCTCTGAGAGCGCCACCGGGACGGATTCAGTATCCACCCGCGTGGTGTTTGTCTCTCTGGTCACGGAAACTGCCACAGGACAAGATCAGGTCTCTGCGCTTGCTTCGGTCAATGTGGCCGTCTTTGAACTCGCCAGTGGTCTGGACTCGGTCTCAGCACTGAGCAACTTCGCCACAAACGTCAATGAGAGCGCTACAGGCTCCGATCTGACCAGCTCCACCCCTGAGTACCTCGGAACCATTTTGGAGGGTGCCACGGGCTCGGATGTAGCCAGCACGCTGGTGTCTTTGGTCTCCACGGTCAACGAGACGGCGGTTGCTGCTGACCTGATTGAAGCGCTCAAGGCGACCATGACAATGGTCTTCGAAGGTGCCACGGCGCAGGACACAATCTCGGCCAACACGATTGTTCTGGCTCAAGTGACTGAAGCGTCGAGCATTGCGGATGCCCTGATCGGCCAAGTGGATTTTGCTACGGCTGTGACTGAAGCGGCGCAGGGCTCTGAGACGGTATCGGTGCAACAGTTGTTTGCTGTGCTGGTGGCCGAGCTGGGTATTGCGCAGGACAGCGTGAGCATGCGTCTGCTGTGGGAGCTGATTAATGACAGCCAGAGCGTGGCGTGGCAAAATGTGCAGACGAATACCGGCACCACATGGCAGGTCATCAACACCTCGGATGGGACCTCATGGCAGGTCATCAAGACCAGCTCGTAAGGAACACACATGGCTTTTGTTGTCAAAGATCGCGTTAAAGTCACCTCGACCACCACCGGCACAGGCACGTTTACACTGGGCGCGGCGGCTGTTGGCGGCTTCCAAACCTTCTCCGTCATCGGGGACGGGAACACCACCTACTACACCATCACGGACTCCACGGCCGCTGAGTGGGAAGTGGGCATCGGCACCTACACAGCTTCGGGCACTACGCTCTCGCGGGATACGGTGCTGGACTCAAGCAACGCTGGGGCGCTGGTGAACTTCGGTGCCGGCAGCAAGGATGTCTTTGTGGCCTACCCCGCTGAACGCGCTGTGGTGGGTGGCATGGGTTATGTCGAGAACGCGGCCACGGTGACATCAAGCTCGACGATCAACGCTGGGCACAACGCCATCTCAGGCGGACCGGTGACGATTGCCGGGGGTGTCAGTGTGACGGTGCCGTCCGGTAGCCGTTGGGTTGTGGTTTAAGGGGTAAGAAATGGCAATTGTTTTAGATGGAACCAGCGGGATTACAACGCCAGCGCTGGACTCGGCAGGCACCATAACAGCCCCAGACGTTGACTCAGCACTGAACGGGCTTTCCTACCCAGACGCATCGTCAATAGGCATGCGCAACCGCATCATCAACGGCGACATGCGGATTGATCAGAGAAACAACGGGGCGAGTGTGACTCCTACCGATGGGCAATATGCTTTAGATAGGTGGCGCTGCGGTCTAACTGCTGCGTCTAAATTCAGCGTTCAGCGAAACGCAGGTGCTGTTACGCCCCCGGTTGGTTTTACGAATTACTTAGGAGTCACGTCTTTGTCGGCGTACTCGGTGGGAGCAAGCGATACATTTGTCATTGAGCAGCCAGTTGAGGGGTTCAACACTTCTGACTTGGCATGGGGCACCGCAAGTGCGCAATCCGTTACGTTGTCGTTTCGGGTTCGCAGCTCTTTGACAGGAAGTTTTGGCGGAGTCATCTTAAACGGCGCATACAACCGTTCTTATGCGTTTAGCTTTTCGATCAGCGCAGCTAATACATGGGAGCAGAAAACTATAACGATTGCAGGGGATACCACAGGGACTTGGCTGACAACCAACGGCGTTGGTGTTCGAGTTATTTTCTCTCTTGGCTCGGGGTCAAATAACCTCATAGCAGCCAATACTTGGTCATCGACGTTTGGGATAGCCCCAACTGGTTCGGTTAATGTTGTCTCCACAAGCGGAGCCACTTTCTACGTCACAGGCGTCCAGATTGAGGCGGGGTCGGTCGCCACGCCGTTTGAGCGCAAGATGTACACGAATGAGCTGGCGTTGTGCCAGCGGTATTATGTTGCAGGGATTATTGCTCCGGGGTATTTGTTTGGGGTGCAGAATGGTGGCACGGCGGGCGAGCAACGCATGAGCATTAGCGAGGCGCTGCCCATAGAAATGCGTGCGGCACCAACCGTAACATACACATTCATCAACAATGACGCCGCTGTAGACGGTGGGCTCAATACAATTACCACACGGTCGCTTAGGTTCAGAGGTTACACATCTTTTTCGGGCGGGTACTGGAATGGCAGATGGGACTACCAAGCAACAGCGGAGCTCTAATCATGTATCAACTTATCGACCTCATCCCCGGCAAACCAGCGCCACAGGTTAAACGCCTGTCCGACAACGCCTTCATCCCCTTCGACCCTGCCAACATCGATTACCAAGCTTACCTCGCGTGGTTGGCCGAGGGCAACACACCTGAGCCTGCGGAGGTAACAGAATGAGCAAAATAGCCCTGACCCCAAACATCAGCGGCACCGGCACGTTTACGATCGCCTCACCGGGCACATCGACCGACCGGACACTGACGCTACCTGACAACTCGGGCACGATAAACACTTCAGGAGCCCCCAACGTGGCTCCTGCTGGAACGGCCTCCGCCCCCTCAATCACAACTGACGGTGATACCAACACGGGCATTTTCTTCCCTGCTGCTGACACGATTGCCTTTGCAGAGGGTGGTGTGGAGGCAATGCGTATCGACTCCAACGGTAACTTGCTGGTGGGGACGACGAGTCAAATCTCAAGTGCAAGACTTACTGTAAACGGCTCCATTTACTGTACCGGCTCGGCAGCATTGAATGTCAACAGGGACTCAGACGGCATTGTTCAAGCAATGCTCAGAAGCGGCGCACTTGTTGGGACCATAATCGTAACAACCACAGCAACCTCCTACAACACTTCTTCCGACTACCGCCTGAAGCACGACATCCAGCCCATGACTGGTGCGCTTGCCAAGGTCGCTCAACTGAAGCCCGTCACCTACAAGTGGAACGCAGATGACAGCCAGAGCCAAGGCTTCATTGCGCATGAGTTGCAAGCGGTTGTGCCTGAGTGCGTGAGTGGTGAGAAGGACGCAGTCAACGAAGACGGCTCCATCAACCCCCAAGGCATCGACACCAGCTTCTTGGTTGCCACACTGACCGCAGCCATCCAAGAGCTCAACGCCAAAGTGGACGCACAAGCCGCTGAAATCGCAGCATTGAAAGGTCGAGCATGAGCACCCTAGCAGTCAACACCATCACCAACGCCGCTGGGGGCAACACCGCCCAGATTAACGGCATGACCCCGACAGCACAGAGCTTGCAGGGCTTTAGAAATAGAATTCTGAACGGCAACATGGTCATTGACCAGAGGAACGCTGGGGCGAGTGTGACTCCGACTGATGGGCAGTATGTTTTAGATAGATGGAAACAGTTGCAGTCTGTCGCGTCTAAATATTCTGTCCAACAAAACGCAGGCGGCGTTACACCCCCTGCTGGCTACACAAACTATTTAGGAGTTACATCCTTGTCGGCGTATAGCGTGGGAGCTTCAGATTATTTCGCCGTGCTTCAAGAAGTAGAAGGATTTAACTCGGCAGATTTAGCGTGGGGAACCGCCAACGCCAGTACTGTAACAGTTTCATTCTGGGTCCGTTCAAGCCTGACAGGGACGTTTGGTGGAACGATTGGTAACTCAGCTAACAACCGCGCCTACCCGTTCACCTATGCCATTTCTGCTGCGAACACTTGGGAGCAAAAGTCTGTGACTATTGCGGGAGATACGTCTGGCACATGGCTGACCAACAACGGTATTGGTTTGAGGGTGAAGTTTGGTCTAGGCGTTGGCTCAACATACAACGGCACTGCCGGTTCTTGGCAAGCGTCAAACCTTATTTCAGCCACCGGCTCTGTCTCCGTAGTCGGCACAAGCGGAGCCACCTTCTACATCACCGGCGTCCAACTCGAAGCTGGCTCAGTCGCCACGCCTTTTGAGCGCAGACCTTTTGGTACTGAGTTGGCGTTGTGTCAGCGGTACTACGAGACAACGGGCATGATTCTTTTAACGGCAGTTGTTGGGCATTATCAGCCCGGATATTGGGCTGTTCAAAAAAGAGCAGCGCCAACTTTAACGCTAGTACCTCTGTCGGGAACAAGCGGAGCTGTAGCCAATTTTAGCCAAGATACAACAAAGGGTTTTTATCAAAGTAATCCGCACAGCGGAGACATCAATGCGCGGGTTATCGGCTCCATTGAACTGTAAGGGAAAACATCATGTACCAACAACTACCAGATCAATTCGGCCAACCCGCACAGTGCATCAAACGCATCGCGGACAACGCCTTCATCCCCTTCGATCCTGATAATCGTGACTACGTCGAGTACCTTGCGTGGCTGGCCGAGGGCAACGTCCCAACCCCAGCCGACCCTGTTCAACCAGAGCCCAATGCTGGATAATCAAGCAACTTTGAGGAACGATCATGCCAAGTAGCTTTTCACCCAACCTTAGAATAGAACTAATTGCTAACGGGGAGCAGGCCGGAAACTGGGGGAGTACAACTAATACAAACTTAGGTACTCTAATCGAAGACGCAATCTCGGGCTACGAGACGGTGTCGGTCACCACGGCCAACCAAGCGTTCACCAATGCCGACGGCGCGGCGGATCAGGCCCGCAATGCCATGATTGAGCTGACCACCACAACCGCTGCTGTTTTCAACGTCTACGCCCCGCCCAGCCCCAAGCTGTACGTCATCTACAACGCCAGTGCTTACGCGGCCACGATCTACAACTCCACGGTTATAGGCAACACCACTGCGGCTGGTACGGGTGTGGTGGTTCCTGCTGGCCGTCGCCTGTTCGTTATGACGAACGGCACAAACTTCTCTTTTATAACCGCCCCGGCCACATCAGTTAACACCCCCAACACCCTTGTTGAGCGAGACGGCTCGGGTAACTTCGCAGCTGGAACCATCACAGCCAGCCTGACGGGTAACGTCACGGGTAACGTCACGGGTAACGTCACGGGGAACTTGACGGGCAATGCAGGAACCGTAACCAACGGCGTTTACACGGTAGGCGACCAAACCATTGGCGGCACCAAAACCTTTTCAGGGTTAGTCAACGTCCCGATAGGCAGCAACACGGCAACGGTAGGCCGAGCCGGAAGTTTTGAGATCGGTGGCGGTGGTGTTGGCGCTGCAACCATGTCTCTGCATAGGACTGGTTTTGCAGTTAACATGGGTCTGGATACGGATAACGTGTTCCGTATTGGTGGATGGTCTGCTGGCGCAAACCGCTTGCAGATGGATATGTCGGGCAACCTCACGATGGCTGGCAACGTCACGGCGTTTTCCGACCGTCGTCTGAAAGAAAACATCGTCACCATTAAGTACGCACTGGACACGGTGAAGTCCATGCGCGGCGTGGCGTTTACCAAAGACGGCGCTGCCGGTATTGGCGTCATTGCCCAAGAGGTGCAAGAAGTGCTTCCACAGGTCGTGCAAGAGAACGCAAACGGCATTCTGTCGGTGGCCTACGGCAACATTGTTGGTGTTTTGATCGAGGCCATCAAGGAGCTTGACGCCAAGGTGAAAGCGCTGGAGGCTAAGTAATGGCACTCCCAAGTTCAGGCACCATCACGCTGGCTCAGGTCAACGTCGAGCTGCAGAAGTCGTCTACGGCGCAGATCAGCCTAAACGACGCGGATGTCCGTGCGCTGGCCGGAGTGCCTTCCGGTGCCATTTCCATGAGCAACCTGTACGGCAAGTCTCGGTTCATCATTGCCTCTGGCGGCACGGAAACAACCTACTCCTCCGGGGGTGCAACTTACAAGGTCCACACATTCACCTCCGGTGGCACGCTGACAGTCAGCAACGCAGGCACGTCGGGCTTTAACAGCATCGACTATCTGATTGTTGCGGGTGGTGGTTCTGGTGGCAAAGGCTGGTACAGCAGCTACGAGTTCACTGGCGGCGGTGGTGGCGGTGCTGGTGGCGTTTTGGCAAGCTCCACGACGCAAGCTGCTGGGTCCTATGGCGTGTCTGTTGGTTCTGGTGGCTCTTCGCAGTCCGGCCTTGGCAACGGCAACAACGGCGGCAACTCCTCAATTTTTGGCCTGACTGCAATTGGTGGTGGCGGCGGCGGTATTGAAGCTGGAGCTTCTGGCGGCTCTGGTGGCGGCGGTGGAAGCACCCCAACGGCTGGCGGCGACTACACAATTGCAGGCGGCTCCGGGACATCGGGCCAAGGCAACGCTGGTGGCTATGGTTGGAACTCTGCAGGCAACGCATATCGCAACGGCGGCGGTGGTGGTGGTGCTGGCGGTGCTGGGGGCAATGCCGTCTTGAACTTTGGCGGCGGCGGTGCTGGCGGCCCCGGTGTTGGTAACTCCATCCGCACAGGTTCGACCCAATACTATGGCGGTGGTGGCGGCGGTACATCCATCACAGATGGCTCCCCTACGGGTGGTATCGGCGGCGGCGGTAACGGCACCAACGGCGAAACGGCACCAACCTCTGCAACTGCCAATACCGGCGGTGGCGGTGGCGGTGCAGCGGCCTTCCGTGGGTTCAACTCCGGCGCAGGTGGCTCCGGCATAGTCGTGGTGCGCTACCGCATCGCTTAATTTTTAAACAGGAGAACGCAATGAAACTGATCGCAACACTCACCGCAGCCCTGACGCTGACTGCTTGTGCCACTGGCAACGACGCCTACTACGCAGCTGTGGAAGCTCGTGAAAAACGCCTCGCCGAGCAGGAGATGCGTGCTGACATGGCTATCGTTGAGATGGCTACCAAGGGTGACGCTCAAGCCAAGGGCGCTGCTCAGATGTACTTTGCGCTGAAGAACGCTGGGTCCAAGTCGAACCAGCAGATGATCGCCGCACCCAAGAGCACCGCCGAGGCTTTGTTGCCATGGGCTGCTCTGATCGTGCCAAGCCTGACTCAGCTCTACTCAATCCAGCAGAACACTTCCGTCCAACTGCGCCACAGCGACAACTCGCTGGCAGGTAAGAAGCTGGACAACGACATGATTGTTGATCTGGTGCAGGGCCGTGAGCCAATCATCGGCACAGTTGACGATGTGCTGCTGTACCCAGTGCCATGATCTTCCCGACGCCCTACTTGTTGGCTGGTGCGCTGGCTGTGGGGCTTCTCACTGGCTGGACGGCCAACGGGTGGCGTTTAAACGGTAAGATCGACGCGATGGTGCTTGAGCACACTCAGGCGCTTCAGGTGGCGACAGAACAGGCTGCGGCCAAGACCCAGCAGATGCAGGAGGAAAAAGATGCAGCCCTTAGAAAAGCGGTCGAGATTGTGCGGCGCAATGTCATTGATGCTGATTCCGCTCGCAATGAGCGTGACCGGCTGCGCGACGACCTCATTGCCAGTCGTAGCTCCTTCGCCCAAGCTACCGACACCTCCCTCGCTCAGTACACCAATACCCTCAGCATCGTATTCGAGCAGTGCACTCGCGAATATTCAGAGCTGGCAGCAAAAGCTGACGGCCACGCCACTGACGCCCAAAGTCTCTTCTCAGCTTGGCAAGCCATTGCAGCAGTAAGGTGAACCGTGTTACTAGAGCTTGCGGCATGCAACGCCGCGTTTTCTGTGATCAAGGAGGCTGTGCAGAACTCCGGTGACATCATGGCCGCCGGAGAGTCGCTGTTTAAATACTTCGACAACAAGGCAGAAATACAGAGAAAAGCCAACGAGAAGGGCGGGTCAAGGGGTAGTGACCTTGAGGAGTTCATGGCGCTTGAAAAGCTCAAGCAGCAAGAGGAAGAACTCAAGCAGATGATGATCTACTCCGGGCGCGGTGGCCTTTGGGATGACTGGTTGGCGTTTCAGGTCAAGGTCAAGAAAAAGCGTGAAGCGGACAAGCGCCAGAAAGTGCTTGATCGTCAGCGCCTCATCGACCGAATCAAAGATGTGTTCATGATCATGTTGGTCATTGCCCTGCTGGGTGGCTTGGGCCTGATAATCGGTTGGGCAATTTGGATGGCGAGGGACGTATGAAAACAATCATCACACTACTGGTCTTGTTCATGGTCTCGGGATGCGAAGATTCGTACAGGTACCCTTGTCAGGACCCAGTAAACTGGAAAGACCCGAAGTGCGAACCCCCGCCGTGTTTGGCGGATGAAACATGCACAAAATTTTTAATAGAGGTTCCAAATGAAAATTGATTGGGATAGCGCAGGTCGTTTTGTAATCATCATCACACTTTGTGTAACGCTGATGGGCATTGTGGGGGCTATTCTCCATTCGTTGATCTGGGTGACGCAGCCGATGATTAATATGAGCCCAATGGACGCGGAGTTTTTCAAACTACTGGCCCCAATCGCCACGTTCATTACAGGCTCTTTGGGAACAATGCTTGCTCTGAACCGTGGCAAGGATGAGGACAAGGAAAATGACAAGCCAGATGGTGTTTGATTTTGTTGTGCTACCTAGGGTGATCGCTAGAGAGCGCGGCATCTCGCGGTACTTTACTGGGTCACCCTGTTCTCACGGGCACACCAGCAGCCGCTACACAAACTCAAAAATCTGTTGTGGGTGTACAGAGCGACGAAACGCGATCAAGCACGCCAAGCACAAAGATTCGCAAAACCAGCGTCGCCGTTTGCGTTATGCAGAGAATGAGGCCGCCAGAAATAAAATACGCGCAGACGCAAAAAAATACTATTTGGAAAAAAACGATCAAGCAAAAGCGGCACGTAAACGCTACTATGAAGAACACAAACACAAAATGGCGTCACTTCAAAGCGCGTATGCAAAAACAAGATCGGCTGTAGACCCGCTATACCGTATGCGTGGCAGGCTAAGAACACTGGTCAAGTCAGCGCTCAAGCGCAAGGCCATACGTGCATCGAAAAGAACCACGGAGCTTCTCGGTTGTTCTATTGACACAGCGCTACAGCACCTAGAGCAGCAGTTTGCTCTGGGCATGTCATGGCAAAACCACGGCGAATGGCATATTGACCACATCACCCCACTGGCGTCCGCAAAAACCGAAAACGATCTGTACGCGCTTTGCCGCTATACAAACCTGCAGCCCCTATGGGCTAAAGAAAACCTTGTAAAAGGCGCGAGAATTGCGCCGTTAACCACCTGACGGAGTTTGACCATGACCCAATTGACCCGTAACTTCTCACTGCACGAGCTGACCAAGAGCGAGACGGCTCTGCGCTACGACATGGAAAACACCCCCGGCCCAGCCGAGGCCGCAAACTTGACCGAGCTGGCTGGCAAGGTGCTGCAGCCCATCCGCGACCACTATCAGAAGGGTGTGAAGATCAACTCCGGCTTCCGTCACCCTGACGTCAACGCCAAGGTGGGTGGCTCGCGTACCAGTGACCACTGCCGTGGCATGGCCGCAGACATCGAAATCCCCGGTGTTCCAAACGCTGAGCTGGCCCAGTGGGTAAAAGACAACCTTGAGTTCACGCAGTTGATCTTGGAGTTCTACACACCCGGCATCCCCGACAGCGGCTGGGTGCATGTGTCGTATGACCCCGGCAACCTCAAGAAGCAGGTCATGACCGCCACCAAGCAGGGCGGCAAGACGGTGTACTTACCCGGTCTGGTTGCGTAAAATCCGAGCAACCTGAAGGATTTGCCATGACTTTGAAAGCGCTCAAGTTCCGCCCCGGCGTGTCGAGGGAAAACACGACCCTGACCGAAGAGGGCCGTTGGTTTGAGTCGGACAAGGTGCGCTTCAAGTCTGGCACTCCGCAAAAGATCGGCGGCTGGGAGAAGGACTCCGGCACGCAAGCTGGCGGTTTAGCTCCGGCCACTGGCTCCTATTGGGGTGTGGCTCGTGCCCTGTGGAACTGGGCCAACCTGTCCGGCTACAACCTGCTGGCCGTCGGCACCAACCTAAAATACTACATCCAGAACACCGTGGGCGGCGCGTTCAACGACATTACCCCGCTAAAGGAAACCACCGCCGCTGGTGCAGCCACCTTTGCTGCCACGGATGGATCAAACATCATTACGGTAACGGACGCAGGTTCTAACACTCAAGCCGGCGATTTTGTAACTTTCAGTGCTGCGGTAGGTTTGGGCGGCAACATCACAGCAGGCATTCTCAACACAGAGCATCGGGTAGCCACCACCACAAGTTCGTCTGTTTACACAATTGTGGTAGGGGTCAACGCCAATGCCAGCGACGTGGGTAATGGCGGTGCAGGCACTGTTGCCAAGTATCAAATCTCAACCGGCTCCGACATTTACACGGTCGGTGTGGGCTGGGGCGCAGGTGGCTGGGGTGGTATCACGACTGGCTACGCAAGTACCGGCTGGGGTGTTGCGTCTCCAGCCATTGGTGTTGATGTGCAGCTTCGCACATGGAGCCAGTCGAACTGGGGTGAGGACTTGATTTTCAATGATCGCGGCGGCGCTTTGTACTACTGGAAGAACAATGCCAACCCCACGATTTTTGATAGGGCTGTGGTCCTTTCTCCAGCCAGCCCCGCCCCGTTTACATCGGATACCTACTGCCCCGAGATTTGTAATTTCGTTCAAGTGACGGATCAGTCACGCTTTGCTGTGGCCTATGGTGTAAACGACCCGGATGCGGCAGACCCCAACCAGCAAGACCCCATGCTCATCCGCTGGTCTGCTCAGAACGACTACACCATCTGGGACCCGCTGGACGGCGCTACAACGCAGGCTGGCTTCTTCCGCCTGACCCGTGGCTCAGAGATCATTTGCGCTCAGCAGACTCGTCAAGAGGTGCTGGTGTTCACCGACGCTGCGGTCTACTCTCAGCAGTATCAGGGTTTACCCTTTGTGTTCAACTTTCAGCTTTTGGCTGACAACACCTCGATTGCCGGCCCGAATGCTGTGATCACGGTGCATGACATGACCTACTGGATGGGCGTGGACAAGTTCTATGTCTACAACGGCCGGGTGCAGACTTTGCCCAGCGACTTGCGCACCTACGTCTTCCAAGACATCAACCTGAGCCAGCAGTTCCAGATCACGGCTGGTGTCAATGATGCGTTCAGCGAGGTGTGGTGGTTCTACTGCTCAGCCAACTCGACCACGATCGACAAGTACGTGGTCTACAACTACCTCGAGAACGTCTGGTATTACGGCAGCATGGCCCGCACGGCTTGGTTGGATGCGCCGCTGCGAGATGTACCAGTGGCTGCTGGGTATGGGAGTCAGATTCTGTACCACGAGACGGGTAACGACGACGGCTCGGTGAACCCACCTGCGGCCATTGATTGCTTCATTCAGTCTGCCGACTTCAACCTTGAGGACGGGGATTCGTTTGGCTACGTATGGCGGATCATCCCTGACCTGACGTTTGATGGTTCGAACGCCCCGTTCCCAACGGCCAACTTCACCATCCGACCACGGCAGTTCCCCGGTACAAACTACGGCACGGCCAACAACCCCGCTGTGCAGAGCGCAAACAACTACCTGAGCCAGCGTACCTACAACGTGCAACAGTTCACCCCGCAGGTCAACGTTCGCATCCGTGGCCGGCAGATGGCTTTGCGTGTGGGCTCTGACACAACTGGTGTCGCATGGCAGCTGGGTACGCCCACTGCGGACATCAAACCGTCTGGCCGTAGATGACACAGCTCAAAACCCCAGCCTCGCCCCGCCTGCCAGACCCCGGTCCAGCAGGTGTAAACGCGGGCTACATGGTGGGCTTCATCAACGTCCTGCGCCTGTACCTCAACCAAGCGTCGAGTCTGTTTCAACAGGTGTTCGGGCCTCTGGGCGGGGTGTATGTTGAGAATCCCCATGCCATGCTGATGAGCGATCAGGATCAGGCTAACGCCAGCATCACAGGGTTTAACCAGCTGAGTTTCAACCAGCCAGTCATCACGAAGGGTGTCCGCGTTGAAAACACCGACGAGATTTGGTTTACCCAAGCAGGTCAGTATCTGGTGACGTTCACGCTGCAGGTAAGCAATCGAAGCAACGCCGTGCAAGAGTTTGAGGTTTGGGCTGGGTACAACGGATCAAACTACCCACTGTCCAACACCCGCTTTGACATCCCTGCACGCAAAAGCGTCAGTGTTTACGGCCACACGGTCCCCGCGATAACAGGCATTTTTACGGTTGCCAACCCTAACACCGAGTACCTCACCATCAAATGGTGGGCCAGCAGCACGGATGTGTTCTTGGAGCACTATGCCGCAGGCACCAGCCCGACCCGGCCAGAAATCCCCTCCGTCATCATGACGGTCAACTTCGTTTCACGACTTCCCTGAAAGCGTGTAAACACCTAGAATACCTACCAACGAGGTACACCCATGAGCTTGCAATTAATCGCCAAACAGATGGAAGCCAAAGGCCGAAACGGAGACTCCGTCTTGGTTCACATGACCACGGGTGAAGTGGCTGGCTTACAAAAGCTTGCAGAGAACGCTGGCGGCTCTCTGTCGGTCAACCCTGAGACGGGCTTGGTCGAGGCCAGCTTCTTGAAATCCATCCTCCCCACGCTGGTGGGTGCTGGTGTTAGTTTTATGACCGCAAACCCTTACTTGGGTGCCGCAGCTGGCGCGGCAGTAGGCGGGTATCAAGCCCGACGCTCCGGCCAAGATGTCGGCATGGGCGCTATCACAGGCGGTCTCGGCGGTTACGGCGGCTTTCAGTTGGCGTCCGGAGCCGGCTTGGGCAAGGCGGCAGGACAAGCGCTCACAGGGAAACAGATGTTTCAGTCGGGTCTGATGGCCTTGGCTCCGAGTTTAAATGCCCCAATGCCGCAGCAACAGCAAGGGCCGTACCCGTTGATGAGCATGGACATTAACCAGTCCTCGGTCCCGTTCCAAAACATTCAAGCGTACGCACCCCCAATGCCAAGGTACACGGGCGGCACTGGGAATGTGTACATCCCGTATTCCAAAGCAGCACAGGGCGGCACGGTCAAAATGGCCGAAGGCGGTGCGTTTGAAGACATCCGGGCATACGAAGGCGTGATGCCCAACTACATGTATCAAGGGAAAAACATCTACACACAAGCGCCTGTGCGTCAACCTCGCCAAGTACGCGCTCCCGCAATTCCATTCATGGCACCAGTCCAAGCCCCAGTGCAAGCGCCGGTCCAAGTGCCCAAGTTTACTCAGCCGATGATAGAGACTGGTCGTGGTGACGGCTACACACCCAATGCCGATTTTGATACTCCCGAGAAACAAGCTGCGTTCTACGCAGAAAATCCAACGATGGGTAGATTTACGCGGGCTCTTCAGACACCCTTGGGTTATTTTATGGACCCACAAGACTTTCAGCGTGAGCAGAACTTGACTCTTGGCGTTACTGCCGCGCCAAGCGCTGGCTCGGGTTATGTTGGGGGCACTCAGACCAATGACGCTGAAATGGCAGGAATGGGGCCTAACGCTGGCATGGGTGGAGCATCTGAGGGTAGTGCCGGCTCTACCGCTGCAACTCCCGAATCTCCAGACGGCCCGGATGGCGCTAACGCTTACGCTGGCGGCTCGATTTCTTTGGCATCTGGCGGTCTTATGGGTCTAGCTAGAGGCGGTATGAAACAAGGCGGCTTTGTGGTTCCTGCTGACGTGGTGAGCATGGTGGGCGAGGGTAATACCGATGCTGGCTACCGCCGCATCATGGCCCTGCTCCCCGGAGCTACGCCGATCAAGGGCAAAGACGGCGGACAATCCGACACCGTGAAAACCAACATTGAAGGCAAACAGCCAGCCCGTGTGGCCCATGGCGAGATGTACATCCCTCCCGAGGTGGTCAATAAGGCTGGCGGTGCCAAGAAGCTCTACGCCATGATGGACAAGGTTCGTCAACAAGCCACTGGAAGCAAGAAGCAGATCAAGCCCGTTCGCCTTGAAAGAGCCATGGCATGAACTTGCAGGTAGTCCCCGTTCAGTGGGTGCACCGGACGTGGCCCATGGTGAGTGCGTTTATTGAAGATGCACTGGAGCAGTCCAAGGGGGACTACACGCTGGATCATGTACAGTCTCTTCTGTCCTCGGGCGAATGGACCCTTGTTGTTGGCGTAGAGGATGAAGTCATCCACGGCGCTGCAACCATTTCTTTTTTTAACCGACCCTCTGCCCGGGTCGCATTTATCACCACGACCGGCGGAAAGCTTGTCATCGACGAACAAACGATCGAGCAAGTCAAAGCCATCGCTGCTTCTATGGGGGCCACGACGCTTGAATGCGCAGCCCGAGAATCTATGACGCGCCTGCTTGGGCGCTACGGGTTCGAAGAGAAATACCGAATCACCGGAGTCAAATTATGAGCTATTCACGTCGTCAACTGTATGCCTTGGGTGAGACCTTTGGTGACTCCGCTACCCGCAAAGAGGCCGGTGGCCGCATTGTTTATGGCGGCGGTGGCGGTAGCTCTGCGCCCGCACCTCAAGCCACAACTCGCGTTACAGAATCTGGCCCAACGGTAACCAACCGCACCACGGCCAACGAGATTCCAAACTACCTGACCGATGCGTCACAGGACCTGATTGCTCGAGGCCAAGCGCTGACCAGCCGACCTTATGAGGCATACACCGGCTCTCGTGTAGCCGAGTTCTCGCCAGATATGCAGACTGCGTTTGGCCGTATGCGTAACCAAGGCGTGGCCGGTCAAATTGGTCAAGCTACGGGTTTAGCGGGTTTGGCGGGCGAGCGTGCGATGCAGGTCGGTTCTGGCTTGGGGACATTTAACCCTTACGAGATGGGCGGCTTTACTGCGGAAAAAGCGCAGCAGTACATGAATCCGTACATGCAGAACGTTGTGGATATTGAGCGCCGTAAGGCTCAGGAAGCCTCCGATCAACAAGCAGCCATGCTGTCTGGCCAAGCTGCGCGTCAAGGCGCTTTTGGTGGCTCTGGCGCTGCACTGCAGCAGCGTGCTCTGCGTCGTGATACAGCTCAACAGTTGGCCGATCTTCAAACTCAGGGCATGGGGCGTGCATTTGAGCAGGGCCTGAGCCGGTTTGGCGCAGAGGAGGCCATGCGTGAGCAGTCCCGACAGTTCGGGGCCAACTACGGGATTCAGGGCCAGCAGCTGGGTTTGGAGGGTCTTCGCACGGGCTTGCAGGCGTCAGGTCAGTTGGGCCAATTGGGCCAGACCCAGTTCGGCCAAGAGATGGACATCACCAAGGGTTTGGGTACGGCTGGCGACGTTCAGCGTCAGCGCGAGCAAGCTCTTCTTGATGTGGGCTACGGCGACTACCTCACCGCACAGAAGTATCCCTACGAGCAGTTGGCATTCCAGCAGGGTCTCATCAGCGGTGTGCCGTATAGCACGACCCAGCGCACAAGTGAAATCAGCCAACCGGGTAAACAGGTGTCCCAGCTTGTGGAGCCACCCAAAGAGCAGCCTAACCCAGCATCCCAATTGATTGGCGCGGGTGTGGCAGCCTACGGTGCTTCAGGCGGCGGCAATGCCAAGGGCGGTTTGATTCACTCTTACGCAGGTGGCGGCGGTATCTCCAGCTTGAACCAACCTCAGTTGGCCGCAATGGCCGACGACATGAGTGACCAGCAACTGATTGCGCTGCAGCAAGACCCCACACAAGGGCCTGTGACGCTGGGCGCTGTCGCTGAAGAACTGTTGAACCGCGACAAAGTGCGCTCCGCTGGTATTGGTCAACTAGCCGCCACAACCCCTCCACCTGAGCGCACTGTGGTTGCCGAAGCGCTGGGCGGCGGTATCAGTGACTTGGGGGCACGCAACCTTGAGAACATGGACGAAGTGACCGCAGCCGGTGGCGGGATTATTGCGTTCAGTGGGGAAACGGGCAGCTCTGTGTTCAGGCCACGTCGCGCTGGAGAGAGCTTCTCCGAGTACCGCCAAGCCATGTTTCAAGCAGAACTGCAAGCGCAGCAAGAGAAAAACGCAGAGGAAGCCGCTGCCCGAGAGGCTGAGCGCTCTTCTTTGCAACAACGCTTAGCTGAAGAGCGCGGTGGTGAAATCATTCCATCAAGCCCGTTTTTTGACCGTACGCTTTTGCCCGGTGTGTCTGCGACTACTGCTGCACCCCGCGCCACTTCGCTCGTACCAACCACAAAGCCTCGTACAGACTTGCGCAAAGGCATGAACGACCCCCGAGTTGGGTTAGACGGTCTGACGCCTGCAAAAGCCAAAGCCGAACAAGCTGCTGCAGCTGCTAAGGGTAAACCCGGCACAGAAAAACCAGCATCTACCAGAACCGCGACTAAAACGGCCGCACCCCTGTCTGGACTCAGTGCGTTGCAAGCGCAAACTGCTGCAGGTCTTGCTGGTTTAGAGACACAAGTGGGCGACATCAACGCTGCCCGTACGGCTGCTGCCGCCAACCAGCTCGAACGCGGAAAAGCCCAAGAAGCCGAGCTGGGTGAATTTGGTACCGAGCAAGAGAAGCGCTTGAAGGCTCGGGAAGAGGGTCTAAAAGGCGCTGAGGACAAGAACTTCAACATGGCGCTGATCGAAGCAGGTCTGGCCATGATGTCGGGCACGTCTGCCAACGCCTTCGAGAACATCGGCAAAGGCGCACTGGTCGGCACCAAGGCGTACACCACCGGCATCGAGCGCATCCAGAACCGCAAGGAGAAGCTGGACGACGCCATGACCGCACTGGAGAACGCCAAGCGCAGCGACAAGCGTGTGAGCCAAGAGCGCATGGAGCGCTTGCGAGCCAACGTGGACAACGCGGCTGTCGCCAACGCGGATGCTATCTACAAGTTCGGCAAGGACAAGTTGGACATGACCCGCCAAGACGCCGAATTCATTACGGAAATGGCGATGGAGCAAAAGAAGCTCGACACCAGCGTGAAGATTGCAGGTATGCGTGACAGCGCAGAAAAACCCTTCAACTACCAAGCAGCGTATCAAAATTACATAAACAACAACCTCGGTAAAAAAGACATTTACAACAAGGACATACCCGTGTTGTCCTACGCCGATTACGTAAAGAAGTACGCGCTGAAGACGACCGACGACAGTTCAGGGCGGCGGGTGCGCCAACTGCCTGAATAAACGCCGTAGAATAGGGGCGGCGCGGGTTCGGCTTCGCGCTGCTTTTGAAACAACCGCTGAAAAGACACTGCCATGCCCCAATACGTTGAGCTCCCGAACGGTGACCTTGTTGAACTCCGCAAGGGGCAACGTCCAGAAGACGCGTACTTAGCGGCAATGCAGCTTTTTCCGGATGCTTTTCAAGAAGAAGTTGCACCCCCACCAGAGCCACCAAAAGAGCAAGGTTCTTACTTGGGCGATCTCGGGCGCTCGTTTGCGTCTGGCGCAGTCGGGGCTACTGGTGCTTTAACCAGTATTTTTGGTGCAGACAACGCAGCATCCCGCTACCTTGCAGAGACAGGCGAGTCCCTCCAGAAGGGCCTGAGCACCAGCCGCCAAGCCGAGTTGCAAGCGCAAGCTGCTCGCATGAAGAAGGCCGAAGAGTCCGGCTCCACTTGGGAAGAAATTAAGGCCGGTCTGCTCAACGTCCTTGAAGCGCCTATTCAGACAACCGCCTCTGCACTGGGCTCCTTCGCGCCCATGGTGGCCACACTGCCTTTGGCAAAAATTGGTTTGGGTGCACGCGCCATCATGGCGGTGCGCGGTGCGATCGGTGGCGCCCAAGGTGCAGGCGCTGTAAAACAGAACGTCTATGAAGCGGTGCTCCAAGCTGAGCTCGAAGACAAAAAGTCCCCTGAAGAAGCGCAAGCCGCCGCTGCCCGTGCGCAAAGTTACGTCGGTGAGAACTTGGACCAAATCTTGCTGGGCGGTGGTTTGGGTGTTGTGGCCGGCTCGACCGGTGCTGAAAGATTGATTCCCGGTGGTGTTCGTGCACAGGCAGGCGCTGCCCAGCAGGCTTTAGCCAAGCGTATTGGCGAGCGCGGAGCTACGGGTCTGACTGCAGCCGCTGGTGAATTCCCACTCGAAGGTCTGCAGGGCGGTCAAGAGCGCTTGGCTGCCAACTTGGCTTTGCAACGCACTGGGCGCGATGTGGATGCGTTTACCGGTGTGGCGGGTCAAGCCACGCAAGAAGCGTTGGCCGGTGGTCTGGGTGGCGCGGCACTGGGCGTGGCCCTGCCCGATCGCTCCATGAGTATTGCTGCCCGCAAGGCAGAAGAAGAGCGCCTTGCCCAAGAAGCCAAAAAAGACGCCGACTACAAAGCCTCCGACGAGTACGCGCTGGACATCGCCAGCAAGTACGAGCAAGCCACGCAGCAGCTCCAGAGCCTGCAAGAACAAAAGCGCAAGATCGTCAAGAACTCCCCCACGGTCGATGAAGACCGTGAGCACAACACCAACATCAGCAACCAGATTCGCGCAGTGCGCCAGCAGGTTGGGTACGACGCGCTTAAAGAGCAGTACCAAGGTTTGGCCCCACGCATCAACCAGCTCAAGCGCATGACCGAAATGACGCCTGAAGATGCGCTGGCAGAAGACATTGGCATCCCAAGCACCCCGACGCGTGACCCTCGCACAGGTGCCCCCCGCCGCCGCGCCGTCATGTCCGGCGAAGCTTTGCCTGAAGGCGTGGACGCAGAAGCGTTCCCATCAGCACCTGTTTCTGCAGAAGAACAGATTCCGTACTACGTGCAGCAGCAACTGAGTGCGGCCACACAACGCGCCAAGCAAGAAGCCATCGACAACAACCCTGAGTTGGCACTGGCCGGTATTGACGCCAGCCAAGGTGTGCGGCTGTCGGGCGAGCAGATGATCGAGGCTCTGGCAGAAGACCCCGGCCGCGCTATGGCGGTTGCCCAGACCCGAGGTGCGCTACCGGGCATGAGTATAGAGCAGGCTAACTTGGTTCGCGCAGGGTTGCGTAGTCGTTTGAGCCAGCTTGGTTCCGAGATGGGTATTGGGCGAGAGCAAGCAGACGCCCGACGTGCCGAAATTGAGCGAGAGATACAAGCCCTACGGGACATGGGCTCGCGCCCCGCTAGCTATGCAATTCGAGAGCGCGAACTGCGGGCGGAGCTTGACGAAATCAATAAGCTGGCGCGTATGGACACCAGCCAAACCGCGCAGGGAACTCTCTTTCCACAAGATACCTTGCGGTCAGATGTTGTCAGCGGTTCCGGCGTTGTTGACGGCACGCCTACTCGGGCCAAACTTGAGGCCGATTTGCAGCTTGCGCGTGTTCTTGGCGACAAAAAAGCGGCAGAGCGAACCATTGAGGAACTGCGAGAACTCAAGCAGCGCGAAACCAAAGAAAGCACGCCTCGTGGCACAGACACCCGTGCGTTGCAAGAAGTGTTCGGCTCCAAGCAGCCGCAAGACGTAAGGCTTGCGCAAACTGCCTCCGATGCTCGCGCCGTTGCGTACGCCAAAACCGTGACGCTGCTTGACCGTTTCAACAAAGGTAAAGCCAAACAGAATGAACTGGACGCCGCTGAACAGCAGGTGTACAACACGCTGGTCAACGAGATCGAAGCCGTTCGTGGCGAACCTGTCACAGCCATGGAGCGGACTCAGATTATTGCTGCTGCCAAAGAGCAAGTGCAAGAGTTGAAAGACCGTTTTGGCGATACCCGCGACATGGTTGAAGTCGAGCTCAACGGCGAACGCGTCTTGGTACCGGAAGATAGTCCTGAAGCGCAGGGTGCCGTGACTGGCACTGGTATGGGCGTTGCGCGTAAAGAAGGCCGTATACCCGGCCGTCGCACATTCGCCAACCGCTACGCTGCAGCCAAGTCGATCGAAGAAGGTTTGAACGAAATCCGCAATAAAGCCATCGCCCCCAAACGCGGCGCGGGTGTTGAACGGACGCTTACCCCTGCACGTATCACGGACGCAATGCTCGACAAGCTGGTTGAGCGCGTTGATCCCAACCGCTTGTCTGACGAAGATGGCGCATTGTTTGAGCGCGTCCAAGACGACTTGCCCGGTATCAAAAAAGCAAGCGTCGATGGCGAGAGCGCGACAGAAATTGTCGGCGAGTATTTGTACGGCCTGACCACAGGCAACCCGTCCCCCACGCTTCGCAAAGAAGTGCAAGCCATTCTGCGCAACATTGACGAAGCAAAGCGCTCCGAGACCGAGCAAGTCACTGAGCGTGCGGGGCGTGCGTACACACCCAAAGAGCGCGAAGCACTGCGTGGCACCAGCCGCGAAGGCAAAGAAGGCGGCATGGATCGCCGTGCCACGGGCGAAGTTCGCCGTGCCGTTCAAACCGACATGTTTGCCGCAGACATCGGCACCCTGTTCTCCGACTTCCTCGACTTCGACAATTACATGGCCAGCACCGAGTTGGCTCAAGTGCGAGACGCGCTTGACCTTGTTGGCGAAACGCAAGCCCGTGCGCAGAAGCTTATGGCCCCTCTGGAAACACGCGCAAAAGAGTTGCAGGAAGAAATTGCGCGGCTGATCGCGCAGCGCAACGCTGCTCAGCAAGAGCTTGACGGCTCACCTGAAAAAGCAGTGGCAGAAGCGTTGGTGCAAGAAACCAAAAAAGCTCTGTCGGAACTGCAAGCGGACATGGACGAAGCGCTGTTGCCGTTCAACATGGCGTACTGGAACGCATATGCCAAACTGACGGAAGCCAAGATTGCTTCGGAGCAAATCACCAGCCAAATTGAAACGCAGCAGGCGGATTTCAGCGCAGCCATCGACGCTATCGAGAAGCGCGAAAAGCAAAAAGACGAGCGTGTCACCAAGGTCAAGAACACCTTGCGTACTTTGCAAGGCTACACGTCGTTCTACAACGCCGCTAAGAAAAAATACGACGAGGCTTGGAACAAACTGTACGGCACAAATGTGCGCGTCAGCCAAAAGACCCCCGATTACGCCGCACTGGTTGCGGATAAAGACGAGCTGCAACGCCTTCAAAAGCAAGTGCAAGACACACATCAGAAACTCATCAACGAGATGCGCAGTTTCTGGTGGACCACTGACCCGGCGGCACGCAAAGACGAGCGCACACTGGACTTTTTGCAGAAAGATATTGCGTTGCAGCTTGAGCTGCGCACGCTGTCCCGCCGCATGACAGGTCTGACAACAGCACGCAACAACGCTAAGCGTAGCCTCGATGCCGCGCTCAAAGCGCTGGGTGCTGATCCGGAGTTGGTGCAAGAGCTCAACGCGTTGCGTTCCGACGCCGACGTGGCCCGCACTATTCGTGCAGACGTTGAAGCCGGTTTGAAGACTCGCATGGATGCGCTGGTTAAACCCCTTGAAGCGCAGCTGACAGAGTTGGCGCGGCAGTCCGACGCCATGCGCGAAGCGGTTAACCGCTACAAAGACGCCATCAAGGGTAAACAAAAAGAAACCGAACGCCGCAACGTCCGCGTCGCACCCAAGGCAGAGCGCAAAGACACACAAGCGGCTATTGAAGCGCTGTTGCCGGTCTACTCGTCACGCACACTGGTGTCCTTCGAAAAGCGCCGTGAACAGATTCAAGACATCATCAGTGATCTAGGTAAAGACAAGGTGGCTGAGCTTATTGCGCGGGTTGAAAGCGGTGTGGATAAAAACCTCGTTGCTTTGAGTGCAGACGAGCGTGCTGCAGCGGTTGCCGCCCTTCGCGCAGTAGAGGCCGAGGTGGAACTCAGCAGAGAAAAGCGCGACGCTACCCTGCAGGACGATTTACGCGCCCGAGCGATTATTTTGGAGAACCTCGCCAAAGAACGCGATAAGTTGGCAGGGGAGCTGCTTAACCAGAAAGAGCGTAAGGCCGTCGAGCGCGGGGCAAACCGTGCAGAACTTGAGAAGCCGAAGCGGGCTAAGCAGCAGCAGAAGATCGACAACCTGTTGAAGCAACTCAACGAACGCGACGCCAAGATTGGCCGCAGAACGGGTGTTACCAAAACCGCCATTAAAACGCCGGAACAGCAGCGCCAAGAGCAAGCCGCTCAAATGGCCGAGACGCGAGACCGCGAACTGGATGCAATCAGTGCCGCCGAGAAGCAAGTCAGAAACGTGCGGGCTGCGTTGGATGCAGCCAAAGAACAAGGCAAACCCAAAGCCGTCAAGAACGCAGAAGCCGCGCTTGCTGCAGCGCAGACTAAGCTGGACGGTTTGAACGAGGCACGTCAAGCACGTTTGGCCGAACCCCGTAATGTAAACGCCAAGGCGTTGTCGGATGCGGAGCAACAAGTTAAAGATGCGCAGGCAGACTTTGACGCCGCGCAAGAAAGCGGTGACTCCGTTGCTACTCAAAACGCTAGGGCGTTGCTGGGTGAGTACCGCTACAAACTGAGCCAGTTACGCGACATCCAGAACGCAGCGAATACGCAGAGCACAGGCCCTGCTACTCGAAAGCAATCTGCAGCGCCTCGTAAGCTTCGCACTGCGTCTGAAGAAAGCATCAATGACAAGAACGTCCCCGTGCCTGAGACCAAGATTGAAGAGGCACGCGGCACCAAGCAACGCGACACACCTGTTGGAAAGAAAGAGCAGAAGACAGCCAACAAGATCGCAAAAGAACTGCAAGATGCCAAGGCAGAGGCTACCCCAATCGTAGAGGCGGTCGTTGCTGCCGAGAAGAAAAAGAAAAAGCAACCAACACGCGCACCAAAAGCGTCCAAAGAAGCAAACTACTTGCAGGACGTTATCGGTGACATGTACTACGGAGACGACACTCACGCCTCTGTAATCCGAAACGCGGATTACGACGCTCGCCCAACCACAGAGCTGCCCACCACGGTCAAGGAAGAAGTGCGCTCCGGTAATCTGGAAGACGCTTTGGTCCGTCTGCAAGAAGAAGGCTCCACGCCTTTCGTGCGTGAGCTGGCTAAGCTCGTGGCCCCGTACCTCAAAGGTGTGACGCTCGTCTCCAACCCCAACGTGGTGGACTCCAACGGCGTGCCTGTGGAAGGTTTGTACGTCGGCAAAGACATGCAGGTCCAGATCAGCAGCGTCACCGGCATGACTGAGGAAGCGTTCTTGCACGAGGTGGTGCACCCCGCTACCTTGACTTTGCTCCGCGCAGACCCAGCCACACTGACCCCCGAGCAGCGCCAAGCCCGTCAAGACTTGGAAAGCCTGTTTGCAAAAGTGCAGGCCGACCCCCGTTTCAACCGCGAGTACGCCAAGTACTCCGTGGAAGAGATGGTCTCCGAGGTAATGTCCAACAACAAGCTGCGCAACATGCTGGACGAGCGCGGTGTTCTGCAGCGCATGTACGACGCTATTCTGCGCATGCTGGGCTTCTCGCCAAAGACTGTTTCTGACCAAGCCGTCGAGAACATCTACAAGCTGTTTGCTCCTGCACAGCCTATCGCGGCTGCCCGCGTCGCCTCGGTCATGCGGGGTATCGTCCCCGGCGACAACGCCAAGTACAACGCCAATGTGCCTGAGAGCATGCGGCGGTCCTTCGGCGGCAGCGATCAACGCAGCAAAACCTTCAACGAAAAGCTTTCCACATGGGCGCTGGGTCTGCGCGTCAAAACACTGGACGCATGGGGCGCACGTGAAGCTCTGGTGCAGATGGGTCTAAGCGGCAAGAAGCTGACCGAGACCGATGCCATGCAGACACGCATCTACATGCGCTTGTACAGTGAGATCAACCGTTTTGTACACCAAGCCCTTTTGAACGGCCCTTTGAAGTTGGTCAAGGACGAGAAGGGTTACTTCGGCGTAGACGTGGATGACAAGAAGCCGTCGGTCATGAAGGTACTGCAGACCCTGCGCGGCGCTGTGCCAGACATCGGCAACATGAAGGCCGTCGAAGAGCAGTTCTACAAGTACATGCAGATCAAGCGTATTGAGGGCGACAAGCGCGGGTATGAGGTGCTCAACATGCGCAACCCTCCAACTGTTCGAGAAATCCGTGAGCAGAAGGAGTTCATCGCAAAGAACCCCAAGGTCAAGCAAGCGTTTGAGCAGGCGGAGAAAGAGTTCCGTGAGTACAACTTAGGTATGCTGGACTTTGCGCACGCTGCGGGCGTCTTCACAAACGCGGAGTGGAACTACTTTAAGAGCGGTAACTACGTGCCGTTTTATCGCCAGACGGATAACGGCAACATCGAGATGCTTGTGGGTAACACCCGCCGCACAATTGGTAACGTCATTCAGCAGCCCCAGCTCAAGGACTTGGTTGGCGGGGAGAAAGACTTCCTCGGCTTTACTGAGAGCGTGATGCAGAACGCCCAGTTGCTCACCCGCATGTCCATGCAAAACTTGCAAGCGCGTGATGTAGGGTACATGGTGCAGAGCTTGGGTATGGGTACGATCGTCGAAGGCGAGGGTCCGGCCAACTCAATTCGTTTCAAGCAGGCCGGCAAGTCGTTCTGGGTCAAGTTAGATGCGGACCTGTTCCCCAAAGATATTCCTGCCGAGCTACTGCTCCAAGGTCTGCACGGTATCAAAGCGTCCGTACCTACGGCGCTGAAAATTGCTGGTATGCCAACGCAATGGCTGCGCTCGTCTATTGTTCGCATGCCCCTGTACATGATCCGCCAGATGATCCGTGACCCATTGCACGCTTGGATGGTCACGGGCTTGAACTTCACGCCTATTGTCAGCTCGATCAAAGAGATGACGAAGATTCGCCGTGGCCTGAGCCCAACCGAAATTAAACTCATGCGCTCCGGCGCTGTCAGCTCCAACGTGATGACGGGCGACTTTAACGACGCCTCACGCACCCTGCGGGACTTGGCCAATCAAGGCGGCATGAGCTGGAGTTCTGCAATGCAGAGTCTGGACAACTTCGCCCTGCAAGGCGATACCGCTACCCGCGCTGTGCTGTACGACAAGTACCGTGAGCAAGGCATGAGCCACTTCGAAGCCGCGCTGGGTGCCGCCGAGGTGATGAACTTCTCACGCCGGGGTACGTCCACCAGCCTGTACATGATCTCCACGCTGATCCCGTTCTTCAACGCTCAGCTCCAAGGTCTGGACTCGGTCTGGCGCACGGGTGTGACGGGCGAAACGGTCTTCCAAGACAAGCTGCAGGTTCGTCAGAAGCTGTACCAACGCGCAGCATTGATGATGGGCGCTACCTTGGCGTACGCTGTGGCCATGCAAGACGACGAGGCGTACAAAAACGCCACGCCAGAAGAACGGGCCATGAACTGGTTCATCCCTGTACCCGGACTTGAGGCGGCGATTCGGATGCCAATCCCGTTTGAAGTCGGTGCTGTGGCCAAAGCCATCCCTGAGTTGATTTTCAACGCAGCGTTTAATGATGCCGAATCCAAGGACACACTGAAGGGCTTGCGTCACGTTCTGGGTATGTCCATTCCCGGCGACATCCCAACGATTGCCAAGCCCATCATTGAGTCGATGGCCAACTACAGCTTCTTTACCAAGGCACCGATCGAGAGCCAGCGCGAACTGGGCACCATCCCGGCCGAGCGCTACCGCCCCAACACCACGGAGCTGGCCAAGCTGATGGGACAAGTCGGCGTGTCTCCGCTGCAGGTCGAGCACTTGGTTCGCGGCTACACCGGCAGCCTTGGTATCTTGACAATGTCTTTGGTCAACCCGGTACTGCGCCCGTTCAACAGCGACACTGCAGGAGAGAACGCCGAGAGCAAGCTCACCGAGACACCATTCTTCGGCGCTGCGTTCCAACCCAACAACGGGCGCGGTATCGTGGCGTCGGTGTACGCGGATGTTGAGGACTGGCAGCAGGCAGCCGGCACGTTCAAGCGGTTGGTCACGGACGGCCGTCAGGCCGAGGCACGGGCCTTCGCCGACAAGTATGCACGTGAGATCGCGCTGAGCTCTACCGGTGGTAGCTTCCAACAGGCCATGGGTGAGCTGGCTGCGATGCGCCGAGCCATCAACAGCGACCCGGACTTCAGCGCCGCAGAGAAGCGCGAGCGCCTGAACGAGATTGACTTGTACCAGCGCAAGCTGGCGGAGCAGGTCAAAGAGGTTGCGCGGATGGCTAAGTGATGGGCGTTCGGTAGAACCAGACCCCAATGAGTCCGTCCTTGATGACGTACATGTAGTGGGGGTAGAAGAAGCGGACCTGCATAGCTGCAATCAGTCCGTCTTCTCTGGCTTTCTCAAGGTCGAGGGCAGGGATGAAGAACCCCTGCCCTTTCTCCAGCCTGTCCCATGGGTAGTTAATCCGCATTGTCCAGCGCGTCTGCATCCGCGTCCGCTTGTGCATCTGACTGAGGTTGCGAGATACAGATGGCCTGCACCCGCATATCTGGGCCGTCCGTCTTGGCGGTCAGGTTCTTACGGCAGTACTTGGTGGGGTACACCTTCTCGATCTGACGCTTGAAGTCGGAGTACCCGAAGCTCTTGCCAGAACAGAACGCACGCATCACTCGCTCCTCGATATAGAAGTCGGTCATGCCCACTGTAACACCGCGCTCGACTCGGCCCATCACCACTGTGCGCGTCATGGATTTGTTCTCGGCCAGATCGTTGTCGGTGGACGCATCCAAGCCGTTGGCCAACACCTGAATCTTGTGGTCCAGATAGACCACGTTGACCATCTTGCCGTAGTTCTCGCGCACGAACATGTTGAGGATGTCGGTTGCTGCACGCTGAGACTTGCGGGTGTGCT